TTATTGTTCTATTATAAAGAATTTAACTTTTTAAGCAGTATAGTTGTACTATTTGTATTTCAATGACTGCAAAACGGTGGTACTACTTTTCTGAAAAAGTTTTTGTGTAAATAGGTGATAATCAATTTATTGCTTATACTGATTCAAACTGTAAATCTGTGGTACAATAATAATTCTACTTTTTAGAACATAATTATTGTTCTATTATAAAGAATTTTACTTTTTAAGCAGTATAAATGTATAGTTGTACATTTGTTATATTGTAGGAAATATAAATACTTAAAATTGTTTATACAGAGGTATTATTATGGCTAGGTTGAGATCCAAAATTCAGCTAATTGATTATGTTAAATCTCAATTAGGTGCTCCCACTATTAACGTTGAAGTAACTAATACTCAGATAGGTGAGATAATTGATGATACTATTCAGAAATTCACAGAATATGCTTATGGTGATTTGGAAAGTGTCATTTTGATCAATATTAATGGAGCAGGCGAATATATTTTACCGGATACAATTACCAACATTATAAAATTGTCGAAGGGTGCCGTTGCCAATCTTGCTAATTTCAAAGTAAATTATGGTGGATATGTGCCAAATATCTGGAGTGAACAATTCTATAGCGGTTCATTAACTGGCAATATCGTAAATACAATTGGTCAACTTAGTGCATCTCAATCTGTGCTGGATAAATACTTTGGTCAGGATTTAGTGTTTAATTTCAATCACTTAGCAAAGAAACTTCAGATACATGAGAATTTTCATGGACCTATAGCTGTTCATTATCAGTATGAGTATATTGCTAACGATTCTGATGATATGGTATTTAATCACGAATGGATAAAAGGATACACATTAGCAAGGACGAAGTTTTTATGGGGTAATGTAACTGGTAAATATACACAATCATTAGTAGGTGGTGCTCAGATTAATTACGATAGAATGTTATCTGAAGGACAGGAACGAATGGAAAAATTAGAGGAAGAATTATTAACTAAATGGTCTGATCCAGCTCCAATTGATGTTGCATAAATGTATAATTCAGCAAAAAAAGGTTGGTATACTGTACTAAACACGAGTAAAGTATTAAAACCATTAGATGAACACATGAAGTCATTCAAATTTGAGAATGATAATATATTGTTAAATTATAAAAGTTCTTTGGAGTTTAAAGCATTCAAATATGCTGATTTTAATAAACATATTGTTAAATTTGGAGTGGAACCATTTCCCATAAAATATTTGAAACCACAAGATGGAAAAATTCATCGATATTATATAGATATGTTTTTAGAATTTGATACTGGTCATAAGATATTAGTAGAAATTAAATCTAGTTCTGAGACGGTTCCACCTAAAAAACCAAAAAAAGTTAGTACTAAATCTAGTGCGAATTATCAACGAGCATTAATGACATATTCTGTGAATCAAGCTAAATGGGTGACAGCTAGACAGTTTGCAAAAGATAATAATATGACGTTTTGTATATTAACAGAAAAAGAATTGGGATAATCTAATCGTCAGTTCTTTCGTAATATACGTCATTATCATCGAAATATGCTTCAACTATATTTTGTACTAACCATGGTGCAAAATGTATATATTCGCTTTGAACTCTAGCAACTTCTTTGAGAACATTTAATATGTTACGCTCGTGATATTTTGGTATATTATCATATACTTTTCTAAAAAAACAACTAGGTGCAGCAGTTTTATATGCTTTTAATCGTTGTTTTGGATTCTTTGTTATACCTACTTTACATTTCGTTGCTTTATCGGGATCTACCATTATATAATAGAAAACTGGTTCATTTCTTTTTCTAATTAGTTCAAGAATTGATTGATTATACATAAATATATTTATAAAGGATATAACATGAAAAAAATTAATAAAGACAAATTAAAAGAATTATTGTCAAATGGTATTACATCAGATGAACTCAATTCTACATATGATTATTCAGATATAACTGATATGTCTGAATTATTATTGGATTGCGCATCATTAACAGAAATTCCCGAATTAAATACAGATAATGTAACTAATATGATATCAATGTTTCAAGGTTGTATATCATTAACGAAAATACCAAAATTAAATACAGATAATGCAATTAATATGATATCAATGTTTCAAGATTGTATATCATTAACGAAAATACCAAAATTAAATACAGATAATGCAATTAATATGGTATCGATGTTTCAAGATTGTGCATCGTTAACAGAAATTCCCGAATTAAATACAGATAAAGTCATAACTATGAAATCGATGTTCCAAGGTTGTACATCATTAACGAAAATACCAAAATTAAATACAGATAAAGTAACTACTGCATCATCAATGTTTCAAGGTTGCGCATCATTAACAGAAATTCCCGAATTAAATACAGATAATATAACGAATATGACATCGATGTTTCAAGGTTGCTCATCATTAACAGAAATTCCCGAATTAAATACATATAGAGCAACTAATGTAATATCGATATTTCAAGATTGTACATCATTAACGAAAATTCCAGAATTAGATACATATAATATAACGAATATGACATCAATGTTTCAAGGTTGCTCATCGTTAAAAGAAAGTCCAAAATTAAATACAGATAATGTAAAGATTATGATATCAATGTTTCAAGATTGTACATCATTAACAAAAATTCCAGAATTTAAAACATTTTATGTCAGAACTATGAAATCGATGTTTCAAGGGTGTATATCATTAAAAGAAATTCCGGCGTTGTCTATTAGCAGAGTCAAAAATATGGAATCGATGTTTAAGAATAGTTCAGTTCTCGGAAACTTTAGCGAATGGGAATCATATATTAATAACGATACAAATACCAATTACATGTTCGATGAACATCTTATAGTTAATAATATATCTAATTGGGACGAATTCAATGAAACAGTATTAAAGCCTGGAATTACTGTAGGTGCTTTATCAAAATGGTTATATTTGTGAAATTATTAAACCTGCCAAACATTAGCATCACTATACATACGATTTATTGCCGCTAAACTTTGTGGAGATGAATCGATTCTCCAGTCTGCTTCGCCCACAACTTTTTTATTAACGTTAAACCAAATCGCTCCCATCAATTTAGGATAACCGTTCTTAAGTTGCAGTGCCATATCATCAATCCATGCCGCTTTATCTGCACTTGTTCCTGTAGGTCCTCCCAATTCAGCGCAAGATACGCCACCGATAAAGTATGGTTTAGTTGGATATAATGTGGTTAACATATCATAGGTAGGTTTATGAATTTCGTTAAAAGTTTGCCATGTTAAATTGGGCTGATTTGCTGCCTGAGTTCCGAAGTTAAATCCTGAAACAGATATCATATCTACATAAGTATCACCTGGATAATACTGACTAAAGTTGTCGTTGCCCCAAGCATTTGGTGAAAATACCCATTTGACCATATTAGAATTTATTCCTGCTGTTCTAAATCTATCTACTATATATTTGTAAGCTGCAATATAATCTTGTGGAGTATTACCCAAATGTCTCAATCCAGTTACTGGATCTAATAAACTTCCCCAAGGATACCAATTACCATTCATTTCATGTCCGAATCTCATCCATATATCTGCATTAGGATATGAACCTTGCAAGGAAAGTATACTATTAATATTATCGTCGATATATGGATTCATAACACCGTTTTGTATATCTTTCAACAAACTAACATTAGCATTACCTAATGTCGGCATCATCGTCATAACAACATTATATCCTAAGTTGAGTAAAGTTCCAACCTCTGAACCCCACATATACTGAACTGCAGATGTACTTAATGATAAATCATAAAAGTGATGAACTCTTTTTACTCTATGAACCGCTGCTGCTTCCCATGCAATAACTTCATTCGATACCAAACTCTGAGTAGTTACACCAACGAATGCTCTACCAGTTGTAGATATTGGAGCGGTTACAACAGGAACAGATGTTTGTGGTTGATTTACTGCTGCGAATTCAGTATTCTGTACATTGGTTTGAGCATTTAATTCTTGAAAATATGAATCTAATGTATTATATGGTAAACCGTTTGGATCCATAGAAATATCTAATGGATTAAGTTCTTGTATAAGTTTACTATCATAAGGTTTACATGACAATTTAAGAACAGTTTTAACATCATTATATGTATAAAGATTATTAATTCCTGGTACTTCCCAAGATGCATTTACTATTTCCATTATTTTATTATTTGGTAAAATAACTAAATTTCCGGTCACATGTTCTACACCACTAACTAATCCAGGCACTGCATCGATTATATTAGCTTTCGAAACGAATAAATTAATGTTTTCGAAATTACTCAATCCAAAATCACTAAATGCATAATCAGTTGATTCATAATCTTCCGAATTCTCAGGCAACATGTTAACATCGTAAATCTTATTGCTATCTGATTTCAGATGGGTATAATCACCGAAAACTAAATCATCTCGATTTATTTTCTGAACTATTAAAAATTTGGTTAATACACCATACATATTAATAACTTCATCTATCAATGAAGCATTTAACTGATATTCAGATGAACCCGAAAAATTAAAACCCATAATCATTCCTCCTTATACAATTTATATTTATATAAATATAATTAAATCTAAACTGAGAGATAATAATGAAATTAACTGAACGAGTAAAAAGCTTTTTTTCTAGACCTTCCGAAAAAGATTTATCAAATCATAGCTCGACAGTCAAAACTGTTAATGTTATAAATGATTTATCTAATGCTGATATTTATCCAAATAGTGGGTCATTTTTCGATAATGAAACGAATGGTTCGATGTTCGGCACATCTGAAGCGTACGATATGCTACAAAAACAGAAAACTAAAATAATGAAATATAGAGCATTAGCTGGAACACCAGAAGTAGCTGAAGCTATTGATGAAATCGTTAATGAAGTAATATTCGTATATGATGATAAAGATCCTTTAAAAATAGATATTAATGAAGAAAATGAAACATTGAGAAAAGCTATTACAGATAAGTTTAAAAAGATAACAAAACTTATGAATCTTAAACGAAATCTATATAATATTGTAAAAAATAGTTATATAGATGGACAAATTATTGTTTACACTGGATATGATAAAAATTCTACAACTGGTGGTATTACGAACATAAAAACTATTGAACCTGTTTTTCTTTATTATGATTCTGAAACAGATAACTTTAAATATCTTAATAAAGAAGGTATTGGAAGAGGAGTTGGTGTATCATCTGATATAACAGAAGAATATGATATAGAAGAAATCTGCAGAGAAGACTTTGGTATATATGATGGTAAACTCACATTAAGTTATTTAGATTATGCTATAAAACCTGCTAATATGCTAAACACTCTTGAAGATTTATTGGTTCCATTAAGATTCTCAAGAAGTATCTCAAGAAGAGTATTCAATGTTGATATTGGTGATTTACCCGGCAAACGTGGTAAAGAAGTCATGCAAGAATATCAAAATAAATTCAAATACAAGAAATTCTATAATAGCTTAACCGGCGAAGTCTCAAATCAACAACATATTACAAGTATGGTCGAAGATTATTGGTTCTCAAATAGGTCGGGTGGTAAAGGTACTTCTGTTGATGTTCTTGATGAATCAGGTAATCTGGGTGAACTCGATGATATTATCTATTTTTCAAAGAAACTGTATAGGTCTCTGAAAATTCCAACTAGTAGAATTTCAATGGATAAAGAGGCAGATTCAGAGTTTGATTATTCTGCAACTAATACCACTAAACAAGATCTAAAATTCTTTATGTTTATCTCTAGAATTAGACAAGTTTATAGTTCATTATTTAAAGAAATTCTGAAAAGAGAAATAATATCAACTGGTGTGATGACAGAACAAGAATGGTTCGATAAAGAAGATCTAATTAAAATATCATTTGTAAATGAAAATCAATTCATAGAAAAAATGAATCTAGATAATTTCATGTCTAAACTCGATATCTATAGTTCAGCAGCAGAACAACAAGGTAAATTGTTTAGCGTTGATACTATTCTTAAACAAATTTTTAAACTTTCTGATGAAGAAATTACAGAAGAATTCAAAAAAATAGCAAAAGAAGAAAAGAACCCTCTATATGCTAAATTCTATACATCAGAAGATTATTAAAGGATATAATGTGTGAATAACTTTAAAGAATTACTACAAACATATAAACCAACTAAATTGACCAATCATAAAAATGAAGAAATCTATTTAGCTGAAACAGTTTATGAATTTGAACTTTTAGAATCAAACTACTATGTTACATACGACCATAAAAAATATAAAGTCGAGGCAGTACTTACATCTATAGGAACGAGAAATGTATCACCAAGATGGGCACTTGTATTTTTTGGAGTTCATGATACAATCGTTTTCCCTGATATATTCTCTTACGATACAATATATTATACGTTAGAAAAAACTAGATATTATCAATTGGTCGGTACACATGATATGGGTACTTTATCTAAAGTTCAAGATAGACCAACTACTCCAAACTTCAACGATAAACGCTTACGCGGCATCCCCGAATTTGTAATAAAAATGATGGATAGTGATGCGTGGGGAGCAGAAGAATGGAGAAATGAAGCAATTTTTGTAAATAAAAAACTTACGAAACTAAATGTGGTAAATAAACAATACTAATAAGGAGACATAATATGTCGTTTAAACAATACTTAGATCATGATTACGATCTTAATGAAAGCAAAAATAGAATAATCAAGAATATACCTAAAGTAACTGATATGGATTGGGATTACATTATTAGCCATTATGGTTCAGTAAAGGATGTAA